ACGCCCGCTCAGCTAACCGCTCCTGGCTCAGGCCGGCGCGACGGCGGAGGACGGCGATGCGGAGGCCGACTGCCCGGCGGGCGGGTTCCACCCAGTCGGGTAGCGGATCGAGGGGCACTCGACAAACCGTTGACCAGCGCTGATCATTAGGCCGTACCCAATTGGGTACATCATCCGAACGAAGTCGGTCGGCGACGGTCGGCAGCACTCACATCGCAGGACAGGAGAAACGGTTCACCGTGGTGCATAGATCCGCCGCATCCCGGGCACTGGGGTTCCACCTGCCGCATACAGACCTCGCCCCGCGGTTACGCCGCGAGGCTTGAGGCGTTACGCCTAAATCGCACACATGTTCACCCGAACGAGTGAATGACCTTTGGCCTGCGCTTGTCGTTAGACATGATGATCGCTAACCCGCTATCGCCGCCCGCCTGCCCACAAGGAGAGGCTCCATGGACGACCCAGAAATCCTCGCGCTCTACGAGTGGGCGCCGGGAACCTGCTTCCGCTGCGCGCGAGCCGGCCTCGACACCATCCACATAAAGGAGATCCCGACTCCGGTCGGCGTCCTCTACGAGGTGCGGGCCTGTCGAGGATGCGTCCTCGCCCTGGAAGGCGAACGTCGCGTGCACGCCGAGCAGGCTGGCGAGGACTACCAACCTGGCGGCCTGTCGGCCTGAATAGCTGTCCCGAGGCCGCTCTCCCCGCCATGATGGGAGGGCGGCCTTTCCGCTGGCCAGGGAGCATTTTCCAGGGAGCGGCCAGGGAGGACGGAGAGTCAGGGAGCAACCAGGGAGCACCAATCGCATCCCTATCAGGTCCCGATGTGCACCCAGTAGGACCTTAAAAACCCGCAGATCAGCGGTTGTTACTTACGATGCGTGAAGCTCCCCCTGGCGCGCCAAGGTGCCGTGAGGAGTACACCCTCAACTGGCGGAAGATGCTCGCCCGGGGCATCGCGGTCATCGGCCAGACGATCCAGCTGGAACTGGACATCCAGGCCATGTACTCCAGCCACGACACCCCGGTTCCGCCGGAGTAAGCATCTGACCTGCATGTTCGTCAGATGCGGAAGCGGGGCGGCCTTGAAGGCTCGCCCCGCCGATGCGCTCCACTCCCCCACGCGGACCACTGGATTCCGGCCTGAATCTCCTTGATCATTTTTCGCAGGGAGAATCTAGGGAGATCTTTTAGGAATCGGCCTCGAACCAGGCGTCCATCGCGGCCCTGCCACGACCATCAGCCGCAGGCATCATGTGGGCGTAGATCCGGAGCGTGATGCTCGCGTCCGCATGCCCCAGCCAGCTCGACACTGCAACGATAGGCTCCCGGGCGTCCAGTTGCACAGAGGCAAAGGTGTGCCGCAGAACGTGGAAGCCGTGCTCCCGACTCGGAGCGAACTTCATCGACTCCCGCTGCCCAGGAGCGCGCGGCGGCTGCGGCGGGATGAGGCCGGCTGCGACGAGTGCCGGCTTCCAGTAGCGCGCGTTCCACGAATCCCGCCGCACCACCTTGCCCCACACCGCGGTCACCACCAGAGCATGGGTCTGCGGCGCCCGCTCCTCAGCCTCCTTGTCCGTCTGCGGCTTGTCCGGGTTTCCCCACGGCAGCGTCACCTCCTTGGCCGGGAACTCCTCCAGATGGCCGCGCAGCCGCGCGGCAAGATGCTTCGGCAGCGGAACGTCGCGCGTCTTGCCGCCCTTCGGCAGCGAGAACACGGGCCGGTTGTGGACCATGCGGACCTGCCGCCGGACGTGAATCATCTCGGCATCCTCGTCGATGTCCTCGACGCTCAGCCCGAACGCCTCGCCCTGGCGCAGCCCTGCACCCACCCCGAGGTCCACGAGGATTCTGTACTGGGGATGGATGGCCGCGCGCACCGCGAGAATGCGCATCTTCGCCCAGGCGCGCGCCTTCTTTTCCGGCGGGGGCGGCGGCTTGACCGTCCTGGACTTGCAGTAGTTCTTGGTGATCCGCTCATCTTCGACGGCCGCCTGCAGGAGGGCCGACAGGTATCCCCAGACGAGCCCGATCGTGCCGGGCCCGAGCTCCTGGCCGCGGTCCTTCAGCCACTGGCGCAACTGCGGCACCTTGATGGTGTTCAGGGACATGTGGCCGAGCGGCTTGAGGATGTGCTTCCGGATCGACTGCTCTTGACCTTCGAGCGTTCCCGCGTCGCCCTCGCGGGTCGGCCAGTAGTGGTCGTCGAAGTAGTCCTGCAGCAGGATGTTGCCGGCGCGAGGATCGACGAACTCGCCCTTGGTGCTCTCGTGCTGGGCCTTGGCCTTCCAGGCATTCGCGCCGTCCGGGCCGCCGAGGCTTTTGAAGCTGCGGGCCCTGACCCCGGGTATGCCGGTGACCTTGTAGCGCAGACCCTTGTTGTGCAGGTCGGTCTTCTCCCGTGTCGGCCTCCCCGTCTTCGGGTCAACGGGACCCTTCTTGAACCACCTGTCCTCGACGTATCCGGCCATCTGACTCCCCCTCCGCGCTGGGACCACCGTCGTACATGGTGATGATCTCGCCGTCCCATACCTGGATCCACTGTCCGCCCCGCAGCATGGTCTGGCCGGCGGCTTCGATGAATCTGATCGCGCCGATTTCGAGCCCGACGGGCGTCAGGCAGCGCGGCGACACGCGGTAGGTGAGACGGCCGCGTTCGTGCTTGAGGCGGACGGGCGTGCCCTTGGGGAGGCCGTCGTCCATGACGTAGCGGACAGCCAGGCCCGGGTCGCCGGTGATGTGCGCCGGGTAGCCCAAGACGGGAGCTTGCGATGTGGGGCACTGGGGTGTGGGCGGCGAGTCCTTGGAGATGATCTCGCCCTTCCACAGCTGGAACCACCGGCCGCTGGTCAGGAACTCGGCGGTGGCCTCGTTCAGTCCCTGGATTGCGTAGTCGGTGTAGAAGATGCGAGCGATCTCAACGGCGACGTCGCCGCGGCGTTCGTCGATGCGGACTGGCTTCTGCAGGTCGAGGTCGGCGAGCTGGAAGAGACATACGAGCATGGGTTGGCCCCCCTTGGTGCGTGACCGCTCAGATTCGATCACCGAAGTGGACGAAACATGCGCGGTGCGTGATGGCGGAATTTACCCCTCGGCCATCCGTGCCACAACCAGCCATTTGGGGGAATCTGATGACAGTGCGTCAGAACACGTCACGCGAGGTGCGCTTAACGTGATATTCAGTCGCCCAGTTCATCGTCATCCTCCGCTTCCATCGCCTCCACGATGCGCCGGATCCTGCGGCGGGCTCGCGGGTCCATGCCGGCCAGGTAGGCGACGATCGTGCGCGTCTCCTGGTCGTAGCCGGAGAGTTCGACGGCCCGGTAGCCCAGGTACTGAATAGCGGCAGCCCTCTGCACGACGCGCAGGGGCTTGCCCAGCCCTACGGCCATGGCGATGAGTTCGGTCTCCCCTGGGGAGTTGGCAACGTTGCCAGAGGCCATCTTCTGGAAGGTGCTCTTCGAGAGGGTCGTTCCGCTCTTCGGGTCGATGGCCCGGTCGGCCATCTTCTGGAAACTCACACCGGCCTCGTTGACCTCGCGGACCAGGCGGCTCAGAGGGTGGGGGTCTGCGATCTGGTGGTCGACCGCGGCCTCGCTGGTGTCCGGCATGCCCGGAGCCTGCATGTCTTCTGCGTCCCTTCGCTTCTCTTCCATACCGACTGTCTCTCGTGTGATCCGACACGGTTCGTGAAGTGGCTGGTCAGGCCGTACAACCATCTCGCGATTGCAACGAACCGTCTACGGATCGATATTAGCCAACCCTTCCCTCGCAGGCCACGCGACATCAGGTCGATTCAAGTGGTGGACGAAACGGATCCGATGTGATTCGATGGACCCATCGAGATCCGATTCGGTCCGATGGAGATCTACTTGAGAGCCATTCGATACACGCTCCGCAGCCCTGAGATGCTCAGAAAGATCATGGAGCACCCCGGGCGAGGAGCGCCCTTCAGTACCCGCACCCTCGCCGAAGCCGCCGGTTGCCACTACTCGCTAGTGCACCGCCTCCTCGACGGCAAGCAAGAGACATGCGACATGGACCTGGCCCACCGCATCGCGGAGGCCGTCGGCGTAGCCGTACTCGTCCTTTTCGCGCCCCCCGCGTCTCCCGAACGAATCGATCCGACTCCAGAACAGATACCCCCCACATGAAGGAGCCCCCGTGACAGAGAAGAGGAAGTACCAGCACCACCAGAAGCCGCCGGAAGGCTTCATCTTCGCTACTGACTTCGAAGACGAAGAGACCGGAACGGTCATCGTCGGTATCGCATCGCGCCTCGGCCTGAACCCCCACACCTACAAGAAGTGGCGGATGGCCGGAATCGGCCCCCACTACCGGAAGCACGGCAAGCGCATCATCGCCCGCCCCGAGTGGATCGACGCCTGGATGAGCGAGCAGGACCGCGCAACCGGCGCCCCGAAGATCCCCACCGCCGCCTAGACGGCTTCGGCCCCACCTCGGGCTTCGACACACCGAGGCAGGGCCTAGATCCACCCGCACTCCACCCAGAGCAGAGAGGCGGACCTAATGACCATGGTCCCATCTGAAAACCACTCCTCGGACATCGTCCCCGTCCCCTTCATGGACGGCTTCATCGAGACCGTCCTCGTCGACGACGAACCCCATGTCGTCCTCAAGCCCACCGTCGAGGCCATGGGTCTGGACTGGGAGCCCCAGCGCAAGAAGCTCGCCCGGCGCTCCTGGGCAGTCACCTCCCAGAGGGAGGCAACTGGAGCTGACGGCAAGACCTACGAGATGGCGACCTGCGACCTGGAAACCTGGTCGATGCTGCTGGCGAACATCGACGAGAACCGCGTCAACAAGGCCGCCCAGCCGATCGTCATCGAGTACCAGCAGAAGAGCGCCAAGGCCCTCCGCGACTTCTGGACCCGGGGCGGTGCCATCAACCCGGCCGCCACCCCGGAGCAGGTCGAAGACCTCCGCATCCAGCTCGACGACGTGCAGCGTGCTCACACCGCCCGTGCCCGCCTGGAAGCCATGGGCGCAGCAAAGCAGTTCGGGCTGGTGAATCCCTCGTACATCGAGGCGATGGCCCGCACGGAGCTGGCGCGGATGAACGGCGACGAGCCGGACATCGACCCGCTGGACTACACCATCACGGCGGACGAATACCTGACGGAGAAGGGTGTCGCGCCGGAGGATCTCCCGTCGGCCCGTACCCGCCTCGGCCGGACGGTGGCCGCCTTGTATCGGGCGCGCTACAGCAAGGACCCGCAGAAGATCCGCCGCCCGATCCACGGCGTGCACCGCGAGGTCGCCGTCTACACCCACCGCGACATCGACCTGTTCGACACCGCATGGGTCGAGGTCGGCCGGCACTACGACCTGCAGGGCTCGATCGAGCTGGGCGGTGCAGCATGACCGCCCCCGACCTCACCCCCGCCCCCCTCCCGCCGGAGCGCCTGGCGGAGATCCGCAGCACCCTGCTGGGTGACTGGCTGGCTGGTGGCTGGCGTGTCCGGTGCGTTCCGGTGCCGGATGCCCGTGATCGGTCCGAGGTCTTCCTGCCGGGCGCGCCCGCCGAGGACACGGTCATCGCGACGCTTCCCGACTGGGCGGACCCGGTGGCGGTGTTCCTCGCCGACGCGCATGAGGCCGTCCCGGAGTTGCTGGCCGAGGTCGACCGCCTGTCGAAGCGGGTCGGCGAGCTGGAGGCGACCAACGCCCCTCGTCTCTGCACCTGTGGCCACTCGCTGCCGGCTCACACCGCACCGGAGCCGCACTCCTGCTTCGCACACGGCCAGACGTGCACGTGCCCGGCCTACCGGCAACTGCCGCCCGCTGAGGCTTGGGCGCAGTTGGAGAAGAACATCCAGGCGAGCGAGGCCCACGCCGCCGAGCAGGCTGCGGCCGTCGGTGCTGAGGGCGGCGCCTCATGACCGCCCCCGTCTCTCCCCGCCCGCTCCCCGGCCTCACGGACCTGGTGGCCCGGCAGCGCGAGGCCGCTGACGCCCAGGTGGAGACCTACCGCCTGTCCCTGTCGCTGACCGACACGTTCCGCCACGAGCTGGAAGCCCCGGCCCACGAGACGGCCTGCGCCCACATGGCACCCGGCTGCCCCTGCGACGACAACGAGACCACCCCCGAGGTGACCGCATGACCGACCAGCCCGAGATCGACGAGTTCTGGGAGCAGGAGAAGGCCCGCGAGATCGCCGAGCGCGGCAAGCAGGCCGACCCGACCGCATGCGGCACCTGCCGTACCCGCGTCGCTGCTGGCCAGCAGGTCAAGCACGACGAGTGCGCACAGCGGGCCACCCTCCTGGAGGCCCCGGACCAGCCCGGCTACGAGGTCATCACGACGATGACCGAGGCCGAGGTCGCGGCACTCCCGCCCCGCTTCCACATCCCCGCGTTCATCGAGTCGTCCGAGCCCAAGGCGTGGGTGTGCGCGGTGTGCTGGGGCGACGGCTGGACGTCCTCCTGGCCTTGCGCCACGGCCACCGAGCACGGCCTGCAGGTGTTCACCCCGCAGCACGAGGCGCAGACCGCAGCGAAGAAGCAGGCCGCCCGCGTCGCCGAGCTGGAGAAGGACTCCGTCACGCTCGACGCCTTCCGCGCGGAGGTCATCGCCGAGCGCGACGCCGAGACCATCGCGTGGCTGGGCAAGAAGGCCCGCGAGTACCGCTCTACCGGCCGCAAGCAGGACGCGTTGCAGGCAGACGCGATCGACACGATGGCGTCGAAGCTCATGCGGGGGGCGGTCCGCGCCAACAACCTGCTAGGGGTGGTCACCCGCCCCGACGTGCTCAACGAGGCTGCCGACCTGATCGAGGCCGAGCAGCACCGCCTCGACGACGCCGAGAACGCGCGCCACGGCGGCCTCGACCACGAGTCCGAGTTGCAGCACGTCGCCGTACACGCCATGGGCGCCCTGCTGCGCCGCATGGCCGATGGCGGGCAGGCCCCCGAGGGTGGTGAGCCCCGTGGCTGAGTCCTGCATCGACTTCGCATCGGTGGCGCTGGGCCCGGACCCGGTCGGGATCCGCACCGAGTACTTCACGTTGTCGGATGGCGAGCACGGGGTCCTGAAGCTGGGTGGCGGCCTGAGCATCGCCACGGCCAGCACGTCCCCGGATGCCCTGCGGAAGCTCGCCATGGCCGCCCTGGAACTCGCCGACTGGCGCGAGCAGCAGGACGCGGCGGCGGCGGCCCGGCTGGCGGTGGCCTCATGACCCCGCAGCAGGGCGTCGCCCTGGCGGCCGAGGCCGGTCTGATCGAGCCCGTGGCCCGCCTGAGCCGCGCTGAGCAGGCCCAGATCGAGCGCGCGGACCGCCGGTTCCACCGCTGCCTCGACAGCCACTACGGCGCCGACGAGAACGCATGGCCGGGCGGTGCCCGCTACGCCTACGTGTCGACGGTCGCCGCCATCCACAACCAGCACCAGAGGAGGGCGGCATGAAGACCTACGACCGCGCACTCACGCACTGCTCGCACCTGCCGGCCGAGGGCCAGCAGCTGTACATGCTCGGCTTCAACGCCGGTCTGCGGGCCGCATCCGAGGGTGACGACACGGACGGGTTCTTCCGGTCGCTGATCTCCGGCGACCATCTGGCGTCGGCCGCCGGGTTCCTGGAGGGCTGTGCCGCCGCGAACCTCGATGTGCCGGTGCTGCGGGCTCCCGCCGATCGGCAGCGGTGGCGGAACGACTCCCGCGCCTACCGGAAGCGGGCGGTGGCGTGACGACCGATGTTGCTCAGGCCGCAGACGCGCTGGAGCACCTGCCGGACGCGCCGCCTGAGACGCGTAACGCCGTGGGGGTCGGGCTCATCCGCGCGCTCGGCCTCGGCGGACGCAAGCTTCCCGAACTGTCGCTGGAGGACTTCCAGCTCATGGCCGCACTCGGCCTCATCCCCAACCAACAGAACGCGCCCGAGGAGGGCTGATGACCACCGCTATCTCCGCCATCGAGCAGGCCACCAACGGACCCGATCCTCTCGGCATCCCGCACAGCACGGCAGACGGCGTGCGCGTGTGGAACAGGGAGCCGCTGACCATCGGCCACGTCGACAAGAACGAGTTCGTGGCCCGCGTGAACTCGCTGCTGCCGCCCCGCAAGTTCGTGGACATGGCGCACCACGAGAACGTCCACCCGCACCGCGAGTGGGGCGGATGGGTGTACTGCTCCGCCGACCAGCCCGACGCGGTCCCGATCACCGTCTGCGTCGTACAGGACCGGGAGATCCCCAACCCGGCCGACGAAATCATGCACGCCGCCAAGCTGATGCGGACCCACGGCCAGCGGCTCATGGACAAGCCGGAGCCCGGATTCCTCACCGAGTCCGTGGCGTTCGCCCTGGCGATGTGGCTGCGGGACGCGGCCGACAACTACGACACCATCGTCGACGCCCCGGACTGCCCGAACTGCGGCGAGGGCTGTGGCGGGCACGCCGAGCAGCGGTTCTGCGAGACGTGCGGTGAGCCGAGCCCGTGTGACTGCATCGAGAGGGCTCTTGCCGCCGCCCGCGCGATCGTCGCCACCACTATGCGGGGCGGTACCCGATGACCGCGAAGAAGCTCCCCATCCCCGCCGGGATGCTATGGGTGGCGTTCATGCCCGACGGGTTCCCGTGCGGCGTCATGAACCCCAGCCACACATCCGGCGACGACCCGGCGAAGGCCGCCAAGGAGTTCTGGGAGACCACCGCCGGGGCCCTGCAGCACCTGACCGCCGGGTACCGCCTGGAACTGGTACCCCGCGAGCGGTGGCGGAACGAGCTGATGGCCATCCACCTCGGGGATGTTCCGTGGACGGGGAGTGCCGCGTGATGCCCTACCTGCTCGCCGCCGTCCTCCTGTTCGCCGTCGCGATGGTGTTCGGCGCCGTCTACTCCGGCCAACTCCCGTGGCTGAACGTCGTCACCGGCGCGAAGCCCACCGGACCCGCCGGGATCCCGGCCGACACCGCCCGTACCGCCCTCCCGTGGCTCGACGACCCGAAGACCCCGGGCGCCCGCATCGCCGCTCTCGACCCGCAGGCCGCCCGCCGCGACTACGAGGCCAGCATCCGCGCCCGGCACACCGAGTCCCTCGCCGACTGGGAGCGGCGCAACGCCGACCTCAGCGCCCGCCTGATCGCCGCCGACGCCGCAGCCGGCCTGCTCGACCAGCACGTACCTACCGCCCGCAAGGAGACCCAGTGACCACCGTCCACGTTGACGCCACTATCCACCTGCCTCTCGACGGCGGCGGCACCCTTCCGCTCAAGCAGGGCATGGCAGCCCTTCCCACCAGCACGCCGGGACTCGTCGTCTTCCCTGCCCTCGTCGGGATCCTCGCCGTGGACGACAGCACCTGGCATGTCACCCACGTCGCCACCGGCCGGCGTATCCCCGTCAGCTTCGCCGACAAGGACGCCGCCGAGGGGTACGCGAACGCCCTCGGCGGGCTGGGTGACTGGACGCAGGGGAAGCCCGTGGTTCCCCCGCTGGATGTTCTGCGGCTGGCGCGCGAGCACGGCGGAACGCTCGACGCCCGCTATGCGCAGATGGACCTGAACGCCCAGCCCCGCACGGAGGCGTGACGTGACCACCTTCCCCACCCCCGCCACGCAGGCCGACGTCCTCGACAAGGCCGCCGACCGTCTCGCTGAACTCGGTTGGATCCAGGGCTCCATGTACGACTCCAAGCAGCACCACGTGGAGAAGGTGCCGCTGGCCGAGTGCCGGACCGACATCTACGGCGCGCTCAAGGCGGTCGTGCTGGGTGAGCCGCGCTTCGGCGGGGACGCCGACGATCTCGCCGTCGTCGACTTCGCGCTGGTGGCCCTCCACGAGCACCTCGGGTGGAACGCCTTTGCCTTCAATGACGCCGACGGACGCACGGTCGAGGAGGTCATCGCGGCGATGCGGGAGACCGCCGCGAGCCTCCGCCCGGTCGGCGAGCAGGAGGCGGCATGAAGCTCTTCGGCGGGGCGGGCCTACACCGCTACACCAAGCGCCACCTCCGCGCCGACCGGGATGCGACCCGCGAGCAGTGCGGATACGTCGGGGAATGCCTCCGGCACACCGCGAGCGAACTCGGGACCTCGGTCGTCGAAGCCATCGAGCTTCGCGAGCAACTCGCACGGGCCCTCGAAGCCGTCGAGCGGTACGCAACCGCCGTGTCCACAGGGACCGGCGTCCGCGACACCAGCCGTATCGAGGACCAGGCGACCGTCCCGGTCGACGTGCGTGCCTGGCGCGCCGCGCATGCCGGGGACTACCTCGACGCCACCCGACAGGCGTGGCAGCCCGTACCGCTGGCCGACTCGCCGCTCGCGAAGGCACCCGTCGGGCCGGCGCTCCTCGAAGTCCGCCTCGACGAGCCGACCGCCGAGAACCGTTTCCCCGCCACCGCCCGCATCGCCGACCCCGACCGAGTCCTGTCGCGACTGCTCGACGGCGCCAGCAAGGTCACCGTCTCCGGCGGGCCACGACCCGCCACCGCCTGAACCACCACCCGAAGCGCCGCGCCCGGATTCCGCCCGGGCGCGACACCCAGACAGCATCCCAGGAGAACCGCCGTGTCCGACATCAACATCGCTGGCCTCGACAAGGCCCGCATCATCGCCGCCCTGTACAACGCTTCCTTCCCCCTCGGTCTCGGCCTCCTGCAGCCCGGCTGCGGCCAGTCCATGACCGTCGAGCAGGCCGAGCAGCACGCCGCCCGAGGACTGAACTTCGACTACCTGCAGGGCCGCGTCATGAAGGTCAACCTGTCCGGCGACGACTTCGACCCGGGCCTGTACGACCGCGACAACGGTCAGGGTGCCGCCGCCCGCGTCATCGAGAGCCTGCGCACCAAGGCCAGCCACTAGCCACCCCGACCGGCGCCTCCTGGCCTGTCCGCCAGTAGACGGCGCCAGGCCCGGATCAATCCCCCCAGGTCCGGGCCCCAGAGGTCGCCCGCCTTCACCTCCCCCCAGAGGGCGGGCGACCTCCTCAACCGACGCCATTTGGAGCACCTCATGAGCACCGCATCCCGCAGGGCCAACTTCGGCCCCGACCGCATCCGCGTCCGCGCCACCACAACCGGCGCCGAGTTCGACCTCGAATGCCACGACCGCCGCACCGTCGAGGCCACGCTCTCCGCGCTGCTCGAAGACCACCTCGACGACTTCGACGAGATCGCCCGCCAGGACCAGCCCGCCGACGGGCACGCCGCCGAGCGCCTGCTGTACGAACGCCTCGTCGAGCAGCTGGTGAAGGCCCTGCCGAAGAACGCCCCGCTGTACGGAGCCGAGGTCCCGGCGCTGGCCGATGCCCTCCACGAGATCGCCCGGCCGAAGGCCCTCCCGGGGCAGCGAGGTGCCGCGTGACGAACACCGCACTGGCCGGGGCTCAGGCCCCGGCCACCGGCCGCCGCCGTAAAGCCGCCGCCCCCGCACCCGCCGGACCCGACCGCATCCCCCAGCCCTCGCAAGGCTGGTACCGCGTCCCCGGCACCGACACCAAACTCCGCCGCGTCACCACCATCCTCGGCCAGGGCTACCCCAAGCCCGAACTCGTCTTCTGGTCCGCCAACCTCACCGCCGCCGACGCCTTCGCCACCCTCCCCACCCTCGTCAACGCCTCCCTCTGGCCGGCCGAGAAGGAGGCCGCCTACGACTGGCTCCGCAAGGGCCACATCCGCAAGAAGGAAGACCGCGGCGACATCGGCACCGCCGCCCACACCCTCGTCGAATCACACGTCCTCGGCACCCCGCTGTCCGAGGAACTACTGAACGACCCGGACATGGCCCCGTACCTCGACAACTTCCTTCGCTTCGTCGCCGAGTGGAAAGTCGAGTTCGAGGCCTCCGAGATGACCGTCGGGAACTTCACCCACGGCTACGCCGGGAAGCTCGACTACCTCTTCCGCTCCCCGCTCATCGCCACGGAACTCAAGGTGCCCGCCGACACGCTGTTCCTCGGCGACACCAAGACCGGCGGCGAGCTCGACGAGAAGGGCGTGTACTCCGAAGCCGGCCTGCAGATGTCGGCGTACCGGAGCGCCGAGGTGTGCTGGCTGCGGGACGGCACACAGATCCCGATGCCGGAGATCCACGACGTGGGGATCGCCCTGCATCTGCGGCCCGAGGGCTATCGGCCCATGCCGCTGCTGTGCGGCGACGACGTGTTCGCCGCGTTCCTCCACGTCCAGCAGACCGCCGAGTTCAAGCGCGTCCTGGCCAAGTCCGTTGTCGGCGAGGCGCTCACGCTGCCCGCCACCATCACCGAAGGGGCCGCGGCCTGATGCCCATCCTCGACCTCCAGATGCGCATGCGCCAGCTCGGCGAGATCCGCATCGGCCACGCCGTCGACACCGGCCGCCTCGACAAGAACGGCAAGGCCGTCAAGCGGCCCGCCAAGCTCAACGCGTTCCGCTTCACCAGCCCTTCCCGCGAGATCCTCACCTCCGTCGCCACCCTGTACGGCGGCGAGGTCAAGCCCTGGACGCCCGCCAACGGCGGCCCCAGCGAGTTCGAGGTGTACTCCACCTCCGCTCGGCTCCCGGTCCTGATCCCGCCGCGTGACTCGGTGTCGCAGTGGTACGAGCTGTACGCCGGGTCGAAGTGCCAGCGCCGTTGCGACGGCGTCACCGAGCACAAGCAGGACCGGCCGTGCATGTGCAACCCGGAAGAGCGCGACTGCAAGATCACGACCCGGGTGAACGTCATGCTCCGCAACCTCCCGGCGCTCGGCCAATGGCTGCTGATCTCGAAGGGTTACCACGCCGCGGTCACCCTGCCGCCCGCCGCCGAGCTGCTGGCAAAGGCGGGCGGGTACGTCGAGGGCTGGCTTGGCATGGAGGAGAAGTCTGCCATCGTCAAGGACAAGCCGGCTCGATTCATGGTGCCGACGCTCGATGTCGAGATCACACCGACGGCACTCATGGCCGGGAATATCACCGGCGCCCCGGCCGCCGTCGCCACCGGCCCCGAGCGGGTTGCAATCACTGCCGCTCCGGCCGCTCAGCCGCCAGTCGCCGGGCCGCCTCGGGACTACCTCGCCGAAGCGCAGAAGGCCAAGACGCAGGAGGAGGTGCTGGCGCTCTTCCAGGAGGCGAAGAACGCAGGCGCGCCGCTGGCGTACCAGGAGCAGCTGAAGGCCATCGGGCAGAACAAGCCCACCATCCCCGCGAAGCCGCCCGCGGCGCCCGACGCCGATGGCGCGATCGACGCCGAAGTCCTCGACGACCCCGGCGACATCCAAGACGCCTGGTTCGCGGTCGTCGCGGCGGCCGGCGCGCACGGCATGACGACCGACGAGGTCGAGGCCGAGTTCGCCAAGGAGTACGGCGGCTTGCACCCCTCCTCGGCGTCCGTGGCGCAGCTCACCGCGTTCCGCAACGTCCTGAAGGGAGCCCGCGCGTGAGCTGGCATCTCGGCCGCATGGCCGCCTTCGATGTTGAGTCGACCGGCATCAACCCTGAGGTCGCCCGCATCGTCACCGCGTGTGTCGCCCTCGTCGGCGGCGACCAGCCGTCACAGGTCTTCAACTGGGTCGCCGACCCCGGCGTACCCATCCCCGAGGACGCCGCCAGGATCCACGGATACACGACGGAACGCGCCCAAAAGGAAGGCGCACCGGCGGCCGAGGTCATCGAGCAGATCACCGCCGCCCTCGCGCAGGCCGTCGCCCAGGGCATCCCGCTCGTGGCGATGAACGCCCGCTACGACTTCACCGTCGCGGACCGCGAGGCCCGCCGCCGCGAGGTCACGCCGCTGGTGGACATCGTCGGCGAAGGGATGCGGGTCATCGACCCCTACATCCTCGACAAGCACGTCGACACGTACCGGTCCGGCAAGCGGACCCTCACCCACCTCTGCCAGCACTACGAGGTGCGACTCGACGGCGCACACGAAGCCGCAGCCGACGCCATCGCCGCAGCCCGCGTCGCCTGGCGGCTGGGCTCCACCCACACCGCCCTGGCCGCGATGACCCTCGACGAACTCCACACCGCACAGATCACGTGGGCCGCCGAACAGGCCGCCTCACTGCAGGAACACAAGCGCAAGACGACCCCGAACACCCGCATCGAAGGCGCATGGCCCCTCGTGCCATGGGCCGGCCAGGCGATGACCGCCACCCCGTAACCCCCGCTTCGCCGTGGCCGCGCGGACCGAAACAGCGCGGCCACGGCAGACCACCACAGGAGCATCCCATGTCGTACTTCCACGGCGGTGTCCCCGGCCTCAAGGTCGGCGACAGCATCCTGCCGCCCGACCACACCGGCACCGACCGCACCCTGTCCGCCTACTCAGCCGAGCTCGACGGCGGCCCACACACCACCCGCCGCGACGTCGTCTACCTCACCACCGACCGCCAGGTCGCCCGTGCTTACGCCGCCGGATACCCCGACGGCGCCCTCTACCAGGTGATGCCGTACAGCCCCGTAGACCCCGACCCGGACTGCCTCACGCCCGGCCTGTCGTGGCACTGCCCGCAGGGAATCGTCGTTGCCGTCGTCGACCCCGTCGTCCTGTTCCGCTCACGCACTCCCGAGCGCTGGGTGCGGATGCTCAACGGCGGTGCCCGATGACCATCATCCAGCCGTCTCTGCCCGCCGACTTCCCCGAGCCGGAGCCGTCCGACTACGACACGTGGGCCGCCGAAGTCCGGCCCACATTCGTCGAGGTCGCCCGCTCCGGCCGCCGCCACTGGCTGTGCTGGGAAATCCGCCGCGACTACAAACTGCCCGACCCCCCGGACCCCGCCCACGACTGGGGCCGGTTTTTGGGCCACCTCGCCGACGACGGGCTGATCGAACACGACGGCTTCGGCCGCACCCGCGACAAGTCCGTCGTCAACGCCTGGACAGGCACCCGCGCCGCAAGGAAGGGGCGGGCCGCATGAGCGACTACGTCTGGTCGGCCATCTGCTTCCTCGCCTGGTTCTGCTCCAGCCCCTGGCACCTCACCGCCCTGGTCGCCGCCTGCCTCGCCGTCGGCGTGTGGCTCGGGACCAGCGACCGGCGCGACATGCGGACCGAAGCCGCCGCGATCGACGCCGAGGAGAACGGGGCGCCCTGGGCGGACAACGCTGGCGGCGGAGACGGGTGGCCGGTTGACCTCGACGCCGTCGCCAGGCTCCACACCGACCTGCACTACGGGACCGGGGTCATTCCCGCGGTCGGATCCGATCCGTGGCTGCGCGACATGTGGCCCGACGCGCCGGAATGGGATGAGGCCGCGTGAGTACCGCAACCCGCCGTCTGCCCGCCCACGGGACCTACGCGCGCGCCAACGGCAGCCCCGGCATCTTCGACGGCTGCGACTGCAAGCGGTGCCGGCCCGTGCGGCTCTCCATTCGGAAGCGCTACGCAGTGAACCGGCAGCTCGGCCAGCCCGCACAAGTCGACGCCACCCCGGCCCGCGAACACCTCCAGAAGCTCCACCAGACCATGGGCTGGGTCCACCTCTCCAAGGTCTCCGGCATCACGCAGGCAACTCTCTGGCTCATCCACGACGGCGACCGAACCGAAATCCGGCGCGCCACTCTCGCCACGATCCTCGCTATCAAGGCCGCACCCAAGCCCGACCCCGGCTTCTACATCGACGCCACCGGAAGCATTCGTCGCATCCGTGGACTCATGGCCGCCGCCCACAGCTCCGCAGCCATCGGGCGAGCCGCCGGAACCAGCCGCGGCGTCATCGAAAAAGTCATGCGCGGCCCCGACCGTGTTCGCCAAAAACTCGCCGACAAGATCCAGCAGGCCTGCCAGGAACTCGCCGGCACGACCGGCACCAGCGGCCGAGCCCGCAACCGCGCGGCCCTCAACGGCTGGGCGCCGCTCGCCGCATGGGACGACATCGACGACCCGAACGCCGTCCCCCAGACCGGCGAAGAGACATCCCTCAGCCGCAACGAACTCGCGGCCCTCCGCAAAGCCGACGTCGAACACCTCGCCGCATACGGCATCGACGAAGACGAGATCGCCGAACGCGTCGGGCTCGCCAAAAGCACCGTCCACGCCCTCGTCGAGGAATGGCGCACCGGGACCAAGCGCGACCGGCGCAAGCAGGCGGTGAGCGCATGACCGGCTCCTGGCTCGAAGATGCCCGCTGCGCGACCGTCGGGCCGGAAGTCATGTTCCCCGACGGTGTCGGTTACGTCGCCCTCACCCAGACCCGCGAGGCCAAAGCCGTCTGCGCGCACTGCACCGTCCGGCCCGAATGCCTGGCCTACGCCCTCGAACGCGAAGGCGACAGCACCCCCGCATACAGGGCCGGCGTATACGGCGGGCTCGACAGGCACCAGCGGTACCGCATCGGCCGCGAACGTCGGCAGCAGACGGCAGGTGCCGCATGACCGCCGACTGGCAGGCCGCCGGCCTGTGCCTCATCCCCGACAACATGCCGCTGTTCGGCGACCAGCGCGTACCGGGCATGTCGTGGGCCACCCGTGCTGTCGCAGCGAAGACCGTCTGCGGCCGGTGCCCGATCGAAGCGCGCTGCCTCACCTGGGCACTGGAGCAGGAAGGAACCGCGGGCGCCAACGGGAGAGCCGGGGTCCTCGGCGGGAAGAGCGCCGCCGAGCGGGCCGCCATGGCCGGGGCCTCGGGCGACGAGGACGGTGCGCGGTGAACGCGGGCATGGGGACGCCGCGCCGCGGGGGCGGGGTGAAGGGGGAGCGGGGGTCAGGCGTCGGGGGCTTCGGCCTTCTCGACCAGGACGCGCACCTCATCAAGGGCTGCGAGCGCGCGCTCGTAAAAGTCCATGGAGACGAGGACGGCGATGCGCTTCTGCTTCCGGGTTCCATCCACGATGACTGTGGCTTCGCCGCGCCATCGAGCCCGGCCGATGTACTCGGAGAGCTGCGACCGGAGCGCGGCATGGCCAGCCTCATTGGGGGCGAGTTCCCTGCGCTTATGGGCGGCCGGAGTACCGCTGACGTTGTGGACCGGGTGCTCGGTCTTGATCGCTCCCAGCTCGGCGGCACCGGCGGCCGGGCGGTTATCGAACCACTCCGCCGTCTTCTCGACGACCTGCGGCCACCAGGGCTTTTCGCGCTCATGGTCGAGCCAACGGCTCTCGAGGTTCGCGGTGATGCCGACGTACAGCAAAGCACCGCCCTCGTCGTAGAAGCGGTAGAGGGCAGTGCGGTGGTCATCAAGCCACATGAAGGGTCTCCTCAATCAGGCCGAGGAGGCGCCCTCGGGCTTCGGTTTCCTGCTGGTGACGGTCGGCTCGCGCAGGGGTTCGATGTGGTTGGCGCGCGCGATACGACGGATCGTTTCGTAGCTGTAGTCGGTCGCTTTGGCGACCTCGGTCGGCTTCAGGCCGGCATTCAGCGCGGCAACAACGGCCTGGTCAAACGCCTCCGTGGCGTTCTTGACGAGGTCCTTGGCGCGCTTGTCGGCGCGCTGCTTGGCGCGGGCAGCCTGCTTCAGGCGGGTCACGACTTCCTCCTCTGGCATGGCCACATGTTCCCACACGGGCGAGGCCACAACTGGTTTCCCTCAAATAGCCAACAGGCACGAGTGCAAGTGTATGTTGGCTATAGGGGTTCGCGCCAGTCGCGAATCGAGCCTCCCTGAGGCCCTGGTTCCGCATGCCCTGAACCCCTCGACCAACCCCGAGAGAAGAGCCAGTGAGCCAGAAAATCACCAAGCGGGTCTGGGACCACTCCAGCGCTCGCGGACCGGCACACCACGTGCTGCTCGCCATCGCCGACAGGGCTGATGACGAGGGCGTCGCGTGGCCGTCCATGGGTGACATTTCGCGCCGCTGCGGAGTCGGCGTTGCCACGGTCCAGCGGGCCGTCTCCAAGCTCATCGAGCTCAAGGAGATCGAGGTGTTCGAGGGCGGCGCCGGCAAGCGGTCGAACCGCTATGTGGTGCTCACCGGGCGAGACCAGGAGGCGCCCGTAGCGTTCCGGAGCGGAACACAAGACGACGCAGGCTCCGTTCCGGAGCGGAACAAGAGGATGTCTAGCGTTCCGGAGCGGAACACAAGGGGTTCGGCCTCTCACTCCGGAGCGGAACACCAAAGTTCCGGAGCGGAACAAGAGAGCAGTTCGTATTCCGCTCCGAGTAACGAACCTACGTATGTAGGTAGGCAGGCAAACCAACCCCACCGCCCTCCGGACAACCGCGGGCTTCGTGTACCTGGCTGGGCCCAAAGCATCATCAACGAGCTCGAGGCGAAGGGCATCGTCGTCAGCTGGAAGCACCGGATGAGCGATCTCCGGTGGGTGCAACTCCAGCAGCTACTCGGGAGCCACGGCCAGCCCTACCTGGTCCACCTCGCCGGCCTCCGCTACGACCCGACCAACCCGATCAAGTTCGCGACGCTCCTGCTCGACATCTGGCAGGAGTACGGGGCGCCCAGACCCGGCACTGCATGGCATCCGGACACCGTCACCGCCCGCGATTCCCCCAAGCCTTCCGCCGCCCCGCTCCCCGAGTGGTGCGGCAAGTGCGACAGCCCCGATTACCGCTGGCTCGACAACGGCACCGGCTACGTCCGCTGCCGCAACTGCAACCCCGACGCCATGGGAGACACCCGATGAGCCACTTTGACGACGACCCGCTCGACGAGCAGCCCGGTCCGCCATCCGGCGAGGTCCCGAGCCGCGCCGTCCTCGACGCCGAAGACGCCGTAGTCGGCGCCGCACTCCACGGCCGCAACTACACCGAGACCGCGGCAGAAATCCTCACCCCCGAGCACTTCTACCAAGCGACGTGCTCGACCGCTTTCGCCGCGGCCCTCGAGCTCGCCGGCGGCAACCAGTGGATCGACGTCCGGTCCATCGTCCGCCAGGTCCAGAAGACCGACGGCATGCGGGTGTTCGGGAACAGCCCCGACCGCGTGTACGACCTCGCCAACCGGGCAGCCATCGGTCTCGAGGCCGTCCGCAATCACGCCCAGCTCGTTGTCGACGACTTCGCCCGCCGCGCCGTGTGGCGCGCCTGCATCCGTGGCGTGCAGCTCACCTCGAGCCCTGCCTTCGATGCGGCGACCGACACCGAGATCGTGCTCGCCGGGGTCCAGGCCGCGGCCGTCGGCCGACCGGACAGCCAGCCCCTGTTGCTGGCTGATGACTTCGAGGACTACCTGGCGTCGCTGGAGAAGCCCGACCTGAACCCGGTGCTGCCGACGCCGTGGATGGACGTGAACGAGCGGGTCCGCATTCGTGGCGGCCAGCTTGTGGTGATCGGGGCCCGACCGGGCGGCGGCAAGTCGCTCGCCGGGCTCGGCATCGCCGTGCACACGGCCGTCAAGCGCGGTCAGCCCGCGGTGCTGTTCAGCCTCGAGATGCCGCGCTTCCAGATCGACGACCGGATCCTCGCCTCGCAGGCCTCGGTGTCACTGACCGCTTTCGAGGACCGCAACTTCACCGACCGAGACTTCATGCTCATCTCCGGCGTGTCGTCGAGCGTCCGGGACGCCCCGCTTGTCATCGACGACTCGACGTCCCTCACCGTCTCGCACGTCCGCACCCGGCTCCGCTGGATGCAGGGCCAGGGCATTCCGGCCGCGGTCGCCGTCATCGACTACATCCAGCAGATGAAGCCCACCGGCCGGCACGAGAACCGGGTCGCCGCAGTTGGTGAGCTCTCCCGTGAGCTGAAGAAGCTCGCCATGGAGTTCAACATCCCGGTCGTCGCGCTCACCCAGTTGAACCGGGCGTCGGAGGGACGCGCGGACAAGAAGCCCGCCATGTCCGACCTTCGCGAGTCGGGGTCGATCGAGAACGACGCGGACATCGTGCTGCTCCTCCACCGGCCCCCGCCGCTCACCGACGACGAGCGGGCCCGCGGCGACAGGGACCGCACCGACGAGGTCGATGTGCTCGTCGAGAAGCAGCGGCAAGGCAAAAACAAGATCGAAATCCCGCTCGTCTGGCAGGGCCACTACGCCCGCCTCAGCAACTTCGGAAGGGAATTCTCGTGATCACCTGGCTCGAACTCACGGCAGCAGAACCGCGGTTCCTCGACCTCGAGCAGACCGTCCTCGCTGAAGCCAAGCGGGCGGCGGACGACCCGATGTGGTCGTTCTCGCAGTACTGGAGCTGGACCCTGCGCCCGGCCATCAAGCCCCTCGCCGGCTGGGAGCGCGACACCGGTGCCGCCCCCGAACTCCACACCGAAGAGGCCTGGCATGCCGCGATCAGCCACCTGATCGGGCTGCTCCCCGAAGGCGAAGGGGCGTGGGCGACATGACCGACGTCAGTGCCGAGGACATCGCCGCCATGCGCCGCGACGGCTCCTTCGGAGAGTTCCTGCGCCACCTCGGATCCAAACCCCAGCCAGCCGCGGCCCCGCCCGCAAAGGCCAAGGCGCTCGAGCCCCGCGACCCGAACCACCGGCCCGGCGCCTGGCCCACCGGCACCCGGCCGCCCGGACCTGTCGAGCCCCAGGACCCCGCCGCCTGGCAGCAGGCCGTCGAGGACTACCGCCACGGCAACTACGACGCCCCGGCCAACTGCGAGTGCAGCGGCTGCCGGATCGCCGCCAAATCCCTTTGGAGGATGCCGTGACCATCACCGTCGCGACCCTCCGCACCTACCGGCACCTCACCGCCGACCAGGCCGACCACCTCGCCGCCCTGTGGAACGCCACGTACCCGGCGATGCGGGAAATCCTCGACCGCGTCATCCGCGCCAACCGCGGTGCGGACCGCCCGGTGGCCAACGTGCCGCGCCTGGAACGGGTCCGGCGTGAGCTCGGCCAGATCGACCGGGGAACGCACCGGCCGTGCACGCAGAGCCCGCCCGGGTTCAGCCCGACCGAGGCCTACATCCTCGTCGGCTGGGTCCTCGAAGCCACGTCGCTCGGCAGCCCGCACGCCGGCGCTATCCACCGGCTGGCCGCCGAACTGGCCGACCTCATGACCGCCCCCCACCCTTCTCACCTCACCGTGCGACGGGCCCCCGACCAGCCCGTTTGCCCCGCCAGGAAGGCCAGCTGATGTCCCGCGCGTCCACGAAGAAGATCCGCACCGCCACGCATCGGCCGGCCACCAGACGGCGTCGGTTCCGCCACGACGACCTCATCGCGGTCGACCTGTTCTCCGGCTTCGGGGGTCTCACCAAGGGCATCGAGATCGCCGGGTTCACCACGATCATGGCCGCGAACCACAACGCCTACAAGGTCGAGGTCCACGAGGCGAACCATCCGAACGCCGAACACTGGATCGCCGACCTGGTCGACCCCGAAGCGGCGGATTACCACTCGGCCCGGGACCTCCCCGCTGCCGACCTCCTCGTCGCCGGAGTCAGCTGCGTCAACCACTCGCAGGCGAACACGATCAAGGCATACGAGCAGGGCGCGTCGCTGTTCGACTTCGACGACCCCGACTTCGACGCGCGCGTCACGAAGTCCGAGCGGGACCGCGCGACCGCGAACTGCGTCCTGCACTACGCCGCCCAGCACCGCCCGCGACTGATCCTCGTCGAGTGCACCACCGAACTCACCTCATGGGGACCCGCCCTACCGAACAAGCCCAAGATCGGGGACGGCACCACCTACCGGTGGTGGCTCCAGCAGTTCGACCTGCTCAACTACCGCCACCGCGTGCTGTACCTGAACTCGATGTTCTTCGGTGTCCCTCAGTCCAGGGACAGGCTCTACATCGCGTTCTGGGACAGATCCCTCCCCGAACCCGACCTCGACCACCGGCCGGTGAGCCACTGCCGCCACTGCGACAGGGACGTGGAAGCGGTCTGGACGTGGATCACCGGGGTCCCGGACTCCGGCGCGGTGCGCTACGGCAAGCAGTACAACTACCGGTGCCCCTCCTGCCGCCGCGAGGTCATCCCGCCGATGACTCCGTCACTGGCCGCCTTGGACCTCACCGACCTCGGGACCCGCCTCGGAGACAAGCCGGTCAAGACGTTCGCAGACGGGTTCGTCGGGCCGCTCGCGCGGGCGACCATGGCCCGCGCAGAGCGCTGCCGGTCGCGGTTCGCCGAGTTCCCCGCGGTCCTCATGCCGGCGAAGGCCGTGCACGGCAGCGAGCGGCACCCATGGCAGCCGATGGCGACGCAGACCAGCCAGCAGGAAACCTCGATCCTGTCGACCGGCGCGATCATGGCCGCCGCCGGTAACACCTTCGAGCGGCCGGGATCCAACTGCCGCTCACGAGGCCTCGACGAGCCGCTGTGGGCGCAGCCTGCGACCAACACCACCGGCCTGATCACCCCGCCGATCGCGCTCGCGGTGGACAACTACCAGGGCGGCCCGCGCGGCGCCGACACCCCGCTGCCCACCCAGGTCGGCTCGGAGACGCTCGCCGTCGTGTCCTCCGGGGTCATCCCGTTCCGACAGAACACCGTGCCCACGATGCACGGCGAGGCCATGCCGACGGTCACCTCAGACCAGATCCCCGGCTTGCTCACCGCCGCCGGAACGATCAAGAACAACGGCTCCATCGACGAGGCGCGCTACCGCGCCCACCCCGTCAGTGACCCGCTGGGAACCCTCGTCGGCTCCGCCGCATCCCAGGCCCTGCTGTTCTCCGGTTGGGAGCGCAACGACCCCGCCGGCCGCGACCCGATGACGCCGTTCATGGCTGAGTGGCGGGCCGCGCTCGCGGATCTTCCGCTGGAGGAGTGCTACTTCCGGATGATGGCGGCGCACGAGGTCGGCCGCGGCTGCGGCTTCGACGTCGACTTCAACGACTACCGCGGCACCTTCACCGTCTGGGGCTCCGCCCGGAACCAGGTCGACGGGTTCGGGAACGCCGTATCCCCGCAGGTCGGCACCTGGATCGGGTCCCGGCTGCGAGCCGTCATTCACACATCCCGCGCCGCCGCATGACGCAGCACGCCGCCCCGGGACTCAGCCCGGGCGGCGCCTCCCCAGCACACCACGCCGCCGCCCAGCCCACCCGCCTGACCCCCACCCATCCCGAGACCGGAGTGACCTGATGTCCGAACCCAGCAAGCCCGCCCAGTACCCAGCCCGCGATCGCCTGTTCGCGCTGATTGCCAGCATCCCTGGCTCCGGCGCGGCCAACTGGTGCGATCACGCCAGGGTCCACCTCGACGACTACCGGGCCGAGGTGCTCGCCGAACGTGCCGTCTCGTCGTCTGCGCCTGCCGACCGGGCCGCGCTCGAAGGTGCCCGAGGGATCGCCCGCCGCCTTGCCGCGCACGCCGTCGGCTTCCAGGACGTGCTCGACGACACCGACCGTGGCCCGTGGGCCAAGACGGTCGGCGCGGACATCACCGCGCTGTGCACCGCCCTCGACGAGCTGACCGTCCCGGCGCCGCCCGTCGACCTGGCCGCCGCCCCCAACCCGACGCCCCTGCGCTGGGGTCTGAACGACGTCCTGTGGGGCGACGACGACACCGTGACGGTGCTGCTGTCTGGGCCTGCCGGTGAGCCGTACTGGCTGGAGCTGGACCCGGAGCGGGCGGGCGTGCTGCGGGAGGACCTGGCCGGGCCGGACGGGGAGACCACGGCCGACAAGGTCGTGGCCGCCATGCACGTCCCGTGCAGCTTCCCGCCCTGCGACACCAGGCCCGGCGAGCCGTGCGACACCCACGAGCGGCTGTGGGCCCACGCCGAGGGCGACCACGAACTCTGCGGGCCCGATTGCCCCGCCGCCCCGTCGGACGTTGACGCACGGCAGGACGCCCAGTGACCGCGACCGCGAACCTGGCGCCGCCTCACCCGGTCACCCCGCCCCCGCTGCTCACCGCCCGCCAGCTCGCCGTGCTCCGCCTGACCGCGAACGGGCACACGGTCCGCTCCGCCGCCCGGGTGCTGGGCAAGTCGGAGCATGCGGTGGCCGATCTGATGCATCGGGTGCATGAGCGGCTGGGTGTGCGGTCGTCGGCGCACGGGGTGGCGGTGGCTCTGGTGCTGGGGTTGATCGGGCTGGACGAGATCCGGGTGCCGGAGCGCCAGGGTGGGGCTGTGGGGCTCTCAGGGGGCGCGGAGGCTCCCAGGCCCCGTCGAGGCGCTGCGGGGCGCTCTGGTGGCGATGGGGCGGGCTTCAGCGGGTCCGGGAGGGCGCCGCACGCCGGGCGCTCCGATGACTCACCCGCTAGCGAGGCTGAGAACGCACTCAGTGGCCCCTCTCGCGCCCGAACAGCCTCCGCGCGTCCCTCGCTTCCACCCGGCCCCTGACGCGCAGCGAGGCGCACAGCGCCGCGCCGCGACATCGACCCACTTGGAACCCGACCAGAACCAGACAGGACATCCCAATGGCCACCTTCACCACCGAAACCGTCACCACCCGCACCCACCGCTGGATCATCCCCGCCACCGAACCCTGGGGCGCAGCAGCGGCCGAGGTCAGCAAGGCATGGGAAGCCGCCCGGCAGGCCTACTGGCAAGCCCACGGCATCCCCCAAGGAGGGCCCCTCCCCGACAACGCCATCAGCTTCCACGCGGCAGGCGACGAGATCGTCATCAGCTTCGACACCGAGGAGCCGCAGCGATGACCAGCAAGAAGCCCCCGCCCTGCGACACCTGCCCGTGTCCCGCCTGGGGCATGGAATGCAAGGACGTCCGCACCGACGCGCCGCAGGCAGCCGAACCCGGCTGCCCCTTCTGCGAGATCGTCGCCGGACGCGCCCCCGCCGAATGGATCCTCGCCCCCGACTACTGGCCAGACGCCGTCGCCTTCGTCCCACTGAACCCGGTCACCGAAGGCCACGCGCTCATCGTGCCGAAGACCCACGTACCCGACTTCGCCGCCGACCCGGACGTGTTCGCCGCAACGAGCCGCCGCGCCGCCGAGCTGATGCGGTGGACGCCCCGCCCCATGAACGTGATCACCAGCCGGGGCCGCGAAGCGACGCAGTCGGTGTTCCACCTGCATCTCCACCTAGTGCCACGTGCGGCCAATGACGGGCTGGCGCTGCCCTGGTACAGCGGGCGCTCCCGCCGAACTGGTGGTGAGCAGCGGTGACCACCCCGACCGCCGTACCCCCAACCCCGGCCCGCCAATGGCCCGACAACCCCATGTGGCACCACTCCCAGGCCGCCGGCCACTGGATGGCACCCATCCCCCGCCCGCACCGGGACGACGCCGTGTTCGGGCCCTGCACCTGCGACAACCAGGAGGCGACGTGACCCGCCCGTACCGCGTCCTGATCACCGGCTCGCGTGACTACCCGACACCGCAGGACATCGTCCGCGCCCTCAACGACATCCACGACCGCCTCGCCCCCGATCAGTCGCTGATCGTCGTCAACGGCGCCTGCCCCAAGGGCGCCGACTACTTCGCACACCTGTGGTGCCGACGCCGCGAACTGCTTGGTGATCCGGTCACGGAGGAGACGCACCGTGCCGAGCGCTTCGGCCCGTGGCCCGGCTGTGGCCCGATCCGGAACCGGCACATGGTGAGCCTCGGCGCCGACTGCTGCCGCGCCTTCATCAGCTCCTGCAGCAAGGCCGCGTGCCGCAAGCCCCGCCCGCACGGCTCCCACGGCGCTTCGGGCTGCGCTGACCTCGCGGAGGCCGCCGGGATCCCCGTCCGCCGCTTCACCCCGTAGCCCCGGGCCTGTGCCCGGCTCCTCGACACACCCGACACCACCCGGAAGGCCAAGCCCATGCCTCGTATCCGAGTCGCCCCCTGGGTCCGTGGCCGCGACTGCGAGTGCGACATCTCGTGCGTCGACCACTCCAGCGGCGGCCAGTGCCACCTCAACGGCACGCCGCACACCCACCCCGACGACGGCCACGGCAACTACGGACCGTGCCCCGTCCACCGAGACGCACCCGGCGCGCCGACCGCGACCGCCTGACCACCCCGCCTGTTGCCCGGCCGGGACGACCGGCCGGGCCCAACCGAAAGCCGACACCATGCGCATCCCGATCTGGCCCGGCATCCGACTCTCCGTCTGGGAGCCGCAAAACCCGGCCGCCGTGAACGTCACCCTGGCCTTCAACTGCAAGCCGCCCACGGTCCGCCGCGTCCTGTCCATGCGCGGCTGGATGATCCTCCTCGTCCGCTACGACTGGCGCGACACGGGCCAGGCCGCGACCGCAGACAGCGAGCAAGCCGCGCCCGTCAACTGGGAAGCCACCGCCCGCCAGAGGGAACGCGAACTCCGGACGGTCGGCGAGGCGCGCCACACCGCCGAGCAGTGCATCTCCGACGCCCTCGACGTCATCCACGAGTGGCAGCGCAACGGGCCCTCGAACGACTACCTGACCCGCGTCCACCGAGCACTCCGGCCGCCCGTCTCCGGCAATTCCCAGCCCATCAGTGACGCCGCCTCCGAGGAGCCGACCCAGTGACCGACCAGCCCCGCATCAGCACCACCCCCGCCGAACCCGACCAGGCCCTCATCCACCTCCCGGAGTTCACCTACTGGGACACCCAAGCCTGGGCCTGCGAACTCGGCGTGCCCGTCGCACTGCTGCCCGGCCTGCGGGACGCCATCGACAAGCACCTTGGCGGCCACGCTTCGCACCGCCGCGAACCGTCCCCGGCCTGTGGTGAGGAGTGCGCCGAGGGCCACACCTACGCCGGACGGTGCACGCAGGCCGCCACCCTGCGGTGCGTCTGCGGCGACCCCGTCACGCGCATGGACCACCCCGACAATCCCGGCTGGATCCACGCACCCGGCTCCGACACCCCATGCCTCAACGCCCGGCCGCGCTGCCCCCGGTGCCGCATGCCGCACGACCTCGACGGCATCCCCGAAGCGTTCTGCCGCAGCGTCACGGCACGCATCGCCGTAGACGACGTGTTCGACGACGCCGCCCGCGAGGTCCTGAACACCGCCGCCCGGACAACCCCGGACAACCCGGCGGCCAGCAACAACGAGACGGACAACAACCGGCGCGCGCTCGCATGCAACGCCATCGCCCCCGTCCTCCGCCGCAACGGGCAGTGGCTGCCGCTGAACGTCCGACTGGCCATCGCAGACGAGGTACTCGCCGCCCTCGACGGCCCGGCCGACACCACCCCGCCGGCTGGATCCACCGCCCGGGAGGCCCCCGATGCCTGACCTCCACCCCGGCGACGCCATCGCCCAGCATCCGACCGCCATCGACACGGCCCTGGCCATCGCCGACGCGGACCTGCGCGATCAGCATCACGAGACGGGCGTCTCACCGTGGTTCATGGCGCCGTGCGGCCCGACCGATCACCTGTACGCCACCTGCCCCGGGCTGCGGAGGTCCCTGCGGCCCGGGGAGGAGCCCGTGACGGGGCGCGGGGTGCTGTACCCGGAGGCGGGCGACGTGTGCGGTCTCTGCCTGCGCTGGTGGCGGGCGCGGCGGGCGAAGGCGTTCCGGCCGGGCATCGCTTACCGCCTGGATGTCGCCGAGCTCCATCGCCGTCTCAACATCCAGCGGGCCGCAAGAGGCCTGACCTGGCGGCAGGTCGCGGAGATCGTCGGCATCAGCACCCCGACGTTCTCCCGCATCGCGGCAGGCAGCGCCCCCGACGCGCACGCCCTGGTCAGCCTGCTGGTGTGGCTGGACCTGGATACCGACATCGCGGTCATGGTCAAGCCGAGGGAGCCGCTGTGGGCCGGACGCTGATCGCCTTCGCCGCCTGGTTCGCCGTCGCCATGTCGCCCGCCGTGGCGTGGGTGGTCACCGGCCACGCGCTCCCCCCGTGGTGGCTGATCCTCGCCGTCGGCCTCGCCGTGTTCGCGGCGGTTGAGGTCGGCGGGCGGGTGCGGGGCAAGAGGCGGGGGTGAGGTCAGGCCTCGGGCGGGGTGGACCACGGCCCGGCGTCGGGGCGCTTGGGCAGGGCGGCGCCCGGCCTGCGCATGTACCAGCGGATGAACTCCCGCAGCACCTTGGCTCGCGGGCTGCGGCCCTCGGGGTGGATGACCTTGGCCGCGTCGAGGAACGGGTCCCACTCGGCCGCACTGGGGATGCGCACGGTCTTGGGCTTCTCGTAGTCGTACTCCGCTTCGGGGGTCATACCGCGAGGGTAGCTCTTTGTCCCTACAGAGACAAGATCCGGAACGCGGCTTATGTCGCTACAAGATTCTTCGCCGAGTGGCTTGCTTTGTAGCGACAAAGGCCATAGCGTTTGTAGCGACAAAGCCGAGTCGTATGGGAGCCCCCAATGAGCAGCATGGACCGCATCCGCCGCGAGACGATCGAGCAGTACGGCGACGCCCCCGCCACCCCGGCCGAGGCCCTGGACCACGTCCTGGCCATCTGCTCGGACCTATCCGACGACACCCTGATGGTCGAGGCCACCAACGGCATCTACGGCAAAGGCGTCCGCACCGGGCTCACCATGGGCGACCTGCGGGTGCTGCGCGACTCGCTGCCGACGGTCAAGGCGTTCACCTGCCCGACCTGCGGCGCACCCAATGCGACGCAAGGCGCCCTCGACTTCCACACCGACGCCGCCCACTGACCCCCACCCCTGCCCGTCCTTCGCGGCCGGGTGCCGACGACAGCCCGAGGAGGGCCACATGCTGAACCCGCTGATCCGCTGGGAGCCCGGCACCCTCGTCCGCTACCACGGCTCCCTCACTGCCCTCCACGGCGAGTACCGCGCCCACCCGTGCGACTGCCTGCGCCACGGCGACGACCGGACCAACGTGAGCTTCAACCTGGTCGACGCCAGCGGGACCGTCGTCGTCGGGTGCGTCCGGCCCCGATCCATCACACCCGCCTGAGGAGGGCCTGATGCCGACCGGATACCGCGAGACCACCATCCGCTACGGCGGCATCGAGCAGGTCATCCGCACCGAACAGACCAAGACCGTCGCCCAGTTGGACCGCGACCACACCCGGCGCGTGAAGACCGCATTGCGCGACTTGCACACGCGCGTCATCGACCAGCGCGAGGCGGAGGAGATCGCCTCGGTCCACGCCACCGTGCGAGCCGACACGCCAGGCTTCCCCGGCTCCGGCCAGCGCGCAACCGAAAGCATCTTGGATCAGATCGTCAAAGTGCACGCCGAGAAGCGCACCCGGAAGTTCACGGCGATCAAGTGCAACTGGGACGACGCGCGCAAGGGCTGGCCGAAGGTCCAGTTCATCATCCCCGTCACCGACCGCCGGGTCCGCGACTGCCACGAGTACATCCAGCCCGCAGCCGAAGCAGCATGACCCCCGACCTGCAAGGAGTGCGTCGTGACTGAGACCGCCACCACCATGGGCCAGCCGCCCGACGACCTGCCGATCTGGGCACGCCTGAGGCTGGCCGCCCTCGGCATCAAGTTCCGCCGCGTCACCCACTTCCTCCGCTCCGGTGACGTGATCGGCGCAGCTGTCGACGGCGAGCCCGTGTGGCTGCGGAAGGAGGAGGCGTGAGCGAGCTGACCGCGACCATCGTCATCAACATCTCCGACTCCGAGTGCGGCCACTGCGGGAAACCCACCCTGCTCCGCGACCGCCACGGCACCCCCGTCACGCACCACACCGACATCTCCGGCTACACCCCGAAGCCCGGCGGCGGATGCGGCGCCCGGTTCGTCGACACCGTGAGCGGCCACGGAGCCGTCACGGAGTGGCACCTCCGCGACGTCCGCCCCGACCTGCCCGTCCGCGACCGCAAGGAGCAGCAGTGACCAGCCCGCGCGACATCGACGCCCGCATGTACGACGCCATCGAGTACGCCCTGTGGCAGGACCTCGCCAACGCCCTCAACCGGCTGTCCGAGTACAACATCGACATGATTGCTGGCTTCTGCGAGCAACTCGGCGTGAAGCCGACGGCTGTAGTCGATGCGGGTGCCCACCACGGCGGCACCGTTCGCGACGGCGGCTACATGCTGCGCTACCAGCCGACGTTCACGCCCGACCCCGACGACCCCACCCGCAACCTGCCGTTCGGCTGGCAGGTGGTGGCGCGCCCCGACGGTCAGCCCGAGGCCCCGCATCCCGCCCCGTGCCGTTACCCCGCGAACCCCGCCTGCACCTGCCCGGACCCGTCGTGACTACCCCCCTGTCCCGCGCCGAGCAGGCCGTGGAGGACGCACGCGAGGCCGCGTTCCGGGAGCACTGCCTCCCCAACCTCGACCTCCTGATCCGCGCCGTGGAAGCCCGCTACGACGCCCGGCTGCGCGAGGCCGCGAACTTCCCCGACGTGGACGACCGCGCCAGCCAGGCCGGCCACTTCTTCGCCGACGTGGTCGCCGGATGGCCCACCGGGTCGCGGATCCGGTTCGGCCCCACCGAGGGCCTCGAAGCCGGCGAGCCCGCCGCCGACACCCCCTGCATCCCCGAGGGTGAGTGTCCTCCGGGCGGATGGTCGACGGGCTGCGAGGTCCACAACGCGGGCGGCTACCAGCTCGCCGCACTCAAGGCCGCACGCGCCGCCGACCTCTGCCAGTTCCACGGCCCGACCGGCAGCCCGTGCGACTGCGGGCACGGTCCGACGGCCGACTGTCATCCGAAGGAACGCCGATGACCACGTATCCACATCGCCTGCGCCTGTACGGCGGACGCAACACCCACGCGGCTCGGCCCGTCAACGGCGGCCCGGACCTGGTCACCCCGTGCGGCTACCTCGCCGGGCCGAAGGATGCGCGCCTAGACGACGCGACGCCGATCACCTGCAGCGCATGCAACAAGCAGATCACGCGGGAGTCGACGTGACCGGCGCCCGCGACCTCTGCCTCGCCACCCGCACCGAGGACGGCCACACCCTCATCTGCTGGAAGTCGCCGGGCCACGTCGACAGTAAGAGCGCCATCAACCGCGAGCACTACGACCCATCCGCCGAGAAGCGGTGGAGTGACGAGGAGGAGAAGCGATGACCGCATGGAAGTACGACGCCGACGAGCACGACCCGCTGACCGCGCTCCGCATCCCGGTCGTCTGCGCGTGGCCCGACTGGTGCTACATCGTGGCGTTCGACCGTGACAGCCCGGCACGCCCCACGGATGCCGAAACTGCGATGCTCGTCTCGCTCCTCGGGGAGTACATCGACCGCTGGTACACCGGCAGCTACAAGCAGACGCTCGCCGAACGGCCTTTCGACATCGACGGCGGCGCCAACGGCATGGTGTTCCGCAAGTACGCCGACAGCGACTGGGGCTACCGGCGCCGCACCTGGGACCGCGGCCCGATGTTCGTACCCGAACCGCCCCACTTCGCTGACCGCAAATTCGGGCCGCTGACACTCGACAAGCTCATGGATCACATCCACTCCATCGTCGACAGCGAACCGTCACCCCGCTGGCTGGAGTGGAAGGCCACACACCCCGACGTGTTCGGAGGTGGGGAGTGACCGAGCCCCGCACTCACGACTACGGCCCCGGCCGGCGCCGCTTGGGTCACGACTACGCCATCACCGCCGTGGTCGATGGCGGGAAGCAGATCCGCGCGTCCGGATGGGGCCCGCTCTTCGGCGCCCGCATCCAGGAGGGCGACTACCTGCTGCTCCAGCAGGGCGACCGGTCGAGCCGCTACCGGGTGGCGGAGATCCGCTACCACCTCGACCCGGACGACATGTGGTCCGCGACCCTCGACTTCGCGCCCCGCACCTACGCCGCGCAGGCAGAGAAGGACGCGGCGCGGTGACCGCCCGCACCCCGGCCGAGGCCATCGCCGCCGTCCACCGCCACGGGCCGGCCATCACGGCGGAGGAGCGGGGCGCAGCCCTTCGGCTACTGGAAGACATGCTCGCCGCGGCGGCGGTTCACGGCATCACCTACGAGGACTTCGCGTGGGTCACGGGCCTCGCGGACGCCTGCGTCGACGTGGTCGTTGCCAAGACCCGCCGCGGCTGACCAACCACCACTCGAACCACACTCAAGGGGGACCCCTGTGCACAATCACCTGGGCTGGTACGGCATCGCCGTCGGCTCCCTGCTCGCCATCAAGCTCCTCGCGTCCATGAAGCGCCGCCGCAGACCCACCGCGCAGCAGCCGGCGGGGCCGACCGGGCATGTCATCCACGGAGTTGTGACCACCTTCAACGAGGACCCTGCCGCACTCCGCCGCTGCCTGGAGTCGATCCTCAACCAGACCCGCCGGCCCGACAGTCTGACGGTCATCGACGACTGCTCGAAGGACCGCTCCGCCGCCGGCGTCATCGACCATCTGCGCCCGGCGTTCGCCGCAGCGGGGATCCGCCTGGACTTCATCCGCTTCCCCGTCAACAGAGGCAAGCGCCACGGGCTCGCCGCGGGGTTCAACGCCCGCCAGGACGCCGACATCTACCTGTGCATCGACTCCGACACCGTGCTCGACGAGCACGCCGTCGAGGAGGCCGCCCGGCCGTTCGCCCGCCGCCGCGTCCACGCCGTCACCGGCCTTGTCCTGGCCGCGAATCGCTCGAAGAACCTGCTGACGCGCCTCATCGACATGCGGTACCAGAACGCGTTCCTCGGCGAGCGGGTGGCCTACTCCCGCCTCGGCTCCGTCCTCTGCGCCTGCGGAAGCCTCGCCCTTTATCGCGGCTCGACGGTCCGGAAGTACCTCGATGACTTCCTGCAGCAGCGCTTCCTCGGCAAGGAGTGCACCTTCGGCGACGACCGCAGGCTCACGTACTACTGCCTGCTGGAGGGCCAGTCGCTGATCGTGCCCACCGCGGTCGCCTGGACCGACGTGCCGGAGAATCTTCGGAAGTATCTCGTTCAACAATGCAGGTGGACGAAGAGCTTCATCCGCGAGGGCGTCCTCCTGGCCTTGAAGGTCAGTTCGATGGGCCGCGCCTACTGGTGGCTCAACCTGGTCGAGCTCGCCACGTGGGTCGCGTTCACCTCGGCCCTGCTGGTCGCCCTCGCCGTGTTCGCCAGCAACCCGCACGCCTGGACGGCGTTCGCCTGGTACGCCGTGTACGTATCCGCCGCCGCATGGTTCCGGTCGCTGCACTACCTCCGCTCGGCCGGCACGGTGCCGCGCGCCGACCGGATCCTCACCTTCGCCGCGGCGCCGCTGTACGCGCTGATGAACCTGACGCTCCTCATCCCGCTGCGGCTCTACGCGCTCGCCACGCTGCGGCGCAACGGGTGGGGGACACGGCAGGCCACGACCGGGCGCATCCCGCAGCAGGCGCAGACCCTGACCATCCCGCGCCACGAGGCCGTCACCGTGCCGCTGGTGAAGCTCCTGGATCCGCTGACGGATGCGACGCTGGAGATGCGCCTCGACGGCCGCGGCGCCGCGTAGCGACACTGGGTCCATGCCTGCCGACGATTCGCCCCTGTGGAGCCTCCCTCGCGAGACTCCGCGGGGGCGTCCGCTTGTCACCTGCGCCCTGTGCGATGAGCCTCTGTCGGCGTCGGAGTCCCGCCGCTGGAATCTCGGCCCGCGCTGCCGGCGCAAGCTCGGGCTGGGCAGCGCGCCGGGCGTGGGGCGGTTCGAGGTGCCGCAGGAGACGCTGCCGGAGGTATGACACGGCCCCGCCCTCCACGACGGAGGAGCGGGGCTCACTGCTGCGCGGGGTGGGTTACGTCGCGCGGTCCTCAACGTCCGGTCCGGCCTCGGCGACCGCGGCCCGGATGGCGTCCATGGTCAGCGGCAGCGGCACCACCTCCCGGCACTCGGGCAGCATCGCGATCGGGTCCAGTAGCTCCGTGAGGGCCTGCCGCGTCGCGCACGGCCCCGGAGTCCGGCAGGTCGGGCACAGGTCGTCCTCGCCCGTCTCGTGCAGCGCCAAGGCGTTGTCCCGCCGGTGCCGGAGGTGGGCGACGTCGCCGCGCCACGCGTTCTTTTCCGCGACGACCTGGACGAAGCGGACCGCGGGGACCATGGCGCGCCAGGAGGAGACCCAGCCGGCGGTCACGACACCCTCCGCGCAAGCCACCGCTGGATCCAGGCGACGGGCCGCTCATGCCACCGGGCCGCCACGATCCCCAGCGCCACGTCGGTGACAGCCATAGCGGCCACACTCCGGTCAGTTGCCGCGTAGACCAGGCAGCAGGCGATGACCGTCAGCGGGATGACGGCAGCCGCGTACAGGGTGACGGCGAGGCGGAACGGGAGGAGGGCGGCGGGCTGGTCGCTCACGGCGCCTCCTGACTGGCCCGCCACGCATCGGCCGCGGTCCGGCCCATGACCGTCACGCGGGGTGCGGCCTCCTGCGCCAACCGCAGGGCCGTCGCCTCGTCGAACCGATGCGTGGCAATCCACTCGTCACCCCGACCGTATGGCTTCACGCCCTCCGCCCACGCCCCGTCCGCACCGAGGCAGGAGTCGCCACTGGTGACCGCCCACTGGCCCTCCTGTCGATACTCGACTGTCAGCACGAAGACGCGGTAGTTCACGTCATCCTCGGGTAGGACGGAGACTCGGTAGGCCGTCGGCTGGATCGTCGCGATGAACTGCTCGCCCTCCAGGCGCGCCGCCTTCTCCGCCAGCGTCTCGACTGGCCGCCCCATCCGCTGGCCCAACTCGCGGCGGCACCCCTCAGCGAACTCCCGCTCGGTCATCATCGGCCAGCCCTTCGTCGCGCGTCGGAGAGGATGTCGGCACTGTCGGGCCGCGCGTCCACGGCTGCCCGGAGCGCCGTCCACCAGGTGGCCGCGTACTGCTCCCGCTCCCGCATGTCCTGCAGGCGCCGTTCGGCCCTCACCAGCCGCGACGCCAGCTTGTCGCACGTGCACTCGGCCTCCGGATCCTGCACCCGCGACATGCAGCCGGGCATCAGGCACAGGTCGCCGTCGGGATCCGTCCACCAATAGCAGCCAGCGGGAACCGTGTCGGGCGTCGTGGAGGCGGGCGCGTGCCGGTCGCCGAGGGCGGTCTGTGCAGTCGTCATCGCCGTCGCTCCTTGAATGCCTGGTGCCGGCCGTCCTCGCCCGCCGCGCACAGGTGGACCCCGACCCCGTCCCGGATCCGCTGCCCCTCAACGGCCCGCCACACGACCGCCGGGCAGTACTGCGCGAGATCCGCCCACGCCGCCGCGCTCATCCGCTCACCGGTCGGGTCGGCCGGATCGCCGCACGGGCACGGACAGTCGGGCCGCTGGTCGTCGGGCAGCAGGATGTCGACACCCCAGCATTTGTGGTGCCAGTGCGCCAGGCAGGCCTCGCAGGCGTCGCGCGGGACGATCAGGAAGGGGCCGTCACCGCCACCCGGACCGCCGCCCTTCCGCTTGCGCTTCGGGCCTGGCGGGGGCTGGTGGACGTGCGCGAGGTGCAGGGCGGCCGTCATGGCGCCTCCTGGATCGTCGGAGGCTCAGCGATGGCTTCGCGCAGCTCCTTGGCGTGCTTAGCGGCCTCGACGGCGATCCGGTCCAACTCGGCAGCCCGGTACCGCATCCGCTCCTCAGTCTCCAGGCGGGCAGCCTCGCCGCGCATGAACCGCTTCAAGGCGCCACCAGCCTGCAGCGGAGTGACGTCCGAGTCCCGCCACGCCGTGTCATCCAGGCGCATCCCCATCACGGCTTCGAGCTGATCGAGAAGCTCCAGGCGTCGCTTCACCTTCGGATCCGCCTGACTCACGGACCTATCGCGCCGAAGCTTGTCCATCTCCGCCCGATGCTCGGAGTGCATCGACTGGGCCTGCCGCTGCAGGGCGTTGACGCGGGTCGTCTCCGTGTTCTTCAACAGCGTCAGCAGCAGCCCGATCGTCAGCTTCGGCTCACGCTCGGCCGGCTTCACCACCACCCGGAAGCGGCGCGAGTTCGCCTTCGGCACCATCAGGCCCCATCCCGGCGGCAGTTCCTCCGGCGGCGCGATGTCCGTAGAGGGGGCGACGATCCAGAACGCCGAGCTGTACGGCCACCACGCCTCGGCCTTTGCAGGCTGGTCCAGTTCGCGGCGGAAGTCGGAGCGGGAAGTCTTCAGCTCGCAGACATCGATCCGGCCCGCGCCTCGGGACTGCCACAGGCCGATGTGCACCGCGTCGGCCCGGCGCCCACTCCCGCCTGGTGCGGTCACCTCCGTCAGGTACACGGCCCCGGCGCCAGCCGAAGCAAGGCGGTCCTCTGGTCGGATGAAGTGCGCGTGCAGTAGGTCGTCGAGGTCAAAGGTCGTCATCTTCGGTGCGGGTGAGGCCAGTTCGAGCTGGCCTTGATCAGCGACTGACGTCATGGTCAATTCCTCCAGGTTTGTGGTACTTCGATTGTCCCGCGAACCGTCCCCGACCGCACCCCTGTTGACGGCATCGGTGCAGGTCGGCGGGGTGATTGGGGTCACGCGGAAGGACGTTCGGGGTGGGACGTCGGCGAGGTTGGTGCACCCGTGGCCGGTTCGCATCCTTGTGGGTAGAAGATCCCGACCCGGATCCTCAACCCCAGCGATGCCAATCGGAGGGGGACACCGGTGCCGTTCGTCAGCAACGACGTGCTGCAGCAACTCTTGATCGAGTTCGGCAAGTTCCAGCAACGCCTCGACGATCAGCAAGAAGCCATCCGGCAACTCGCCCAGACGAACAGCGCCGCCGTCGCCGCCAACCTCAACGAGACCCGCGACATCGTCAGTACCGAACTCGCCGCCGTCCGCGACACCCTCCGGGGGTTCGACCGGACCAACGGCGACGCCGCGGCCGGCCACCTCAGCGAAGCCCGGGACGTGGCCCGTCGGGCACTGGCCGAACAGCGCGACCTCAACGCCGCGAACCTGGTCGCCACGGTGGCCGCCATCCGCGACGACATCGAGCACCTCGCCCGCCCAGCGCAGGAAGCCCCAGCCGGGGCCGTCAGTGCGCCCACGGCAGTCCCGGAGGCACCCGAGGCGGACGAGGGCCACAGCGACCTCCTGCGCGCCGCCGCCGCCATCTCCGCAGCCACCCTCAACGTCCACCGCGACACCTGGGCGTTCCTCGTCGAACACGCCGGCCAGGACAAGCACTTCCATATCCCGGGTCAGGTCAAAGCTGATGGCGGATCCGTTGAGGTCGACGTGTCCGGGCCCAGCCTCGTCGCCGCGCTCATCACCCTTCGCGCCGTCCACATGGCACCCGCCGCCGACCCGGGCACGGCGGCCATCGCCCGGCAGCTGTACGACCACATCGCCGGCACCGTTGGCGCCGCAACCGAGGCGGGCGACGACGGCGGCGAGCCCGAGCCTGAGCCGACGGCCGACAGCGAGGCCGTAGTCGCCGAGCCTGATGGTCAGCCCGAACCCGCACTGGCCGAGCCCGCAGACCCGGCCGAGCCCGAAGACGCCGACGGGGCGCCGGACGACCAGACCTGATCCAGCCAAGGTGTGGGTCATGCGGCCCTCGCATGCGGATTGCAGTCCGGGCAACGCGCCACCCCGTCGGCCACGGTGATCCAGCGTTCGGCCAGCGGCTCCCCGTCGCACTTGCCGCACCACGGCGGCAGGCCGCTCCCGGCCGGCTGGGGCGATGGGGCCGCTA